TTTTTCTCTTCCTTGGTATACACGGTCAACAAAAGGACCCATGTTGAGATAGATAGAATCAGTATCAGAAGCAATAACATAATCTTCGCCTTCAGTCTTCAATATTTTATTTAAGTATTGATTCATTCGGTTTTCAATCCAACGAATACTAACTTGACCCGACAGAGTAATTGCTTCTGCATTAGCAAGTTTATAATATCTAAAGTATTGATTACCAATAGCACCATAAGCAGAGTTCAGTTGAATCTTCCGCGCCATTTGTATGTTGTTGCACCTCGCAATTTCCTTCTCCAACTCCTTAGTAGGTGTCTTTTCCCACGCTTTCTTCGCCGTGAGCATCTTCCCCTTAAAAATTTTACGCTCATTGTAAATCTTCTCCATTAGTTCAGGTAAAAATCCACGAACATCTTTACGATACATGGATCCATTTGCACAGACAGCATAGTCCTTATACATCTCAAAAGTGACCTGTTGATTTAGAATCCTCTCGACGGTTGCTGAAGGATGTCGAGTATCTTGTAAGGTCTCTGGGGAGATGTTGTATTGCATGATAAGATGAGGGTAGAGACTGTTAAGGTCAAAACTAACCACCCAATCATACTTTCCAGGAATCGGTTCCTTGACATAAGCACCTGCGTACTTCTCATTCTTGTCAGACTTCTCTTTAGGAGGAATAACAATACCCCTTCCTTTTAAGTAGTTATAAATGATAGTATCCCACATACGAACTTGATAGAACACATCTTCATAATTAACCTTAGCGTCATATGCTAGTGTCAATGCAAGTTCAATAAGTTTCATCTTGTCTTCCAATCGGTCAACAAGTTCCACGTCAATTATATTATATTCTACAAACTTCTGCCACCCATTGGTGTAAAAATCTTTAAAAGTATTGAACTCACTGTGATCCAACTTCTTCTGTCCAAGTTCCACACTCGCAATATAGTCCAGACGATAAGACTCTTGCGCTTTATAAGTAAACTTCTTATAAAGATCAAGATAATCTAACTGAGATATGCCTCCAATATCATAAGAGATATGCTTTCTACCAGCAATGTAAGTCTCATCTTCACTGACAAGACCCCAAGGAGATAGTCGCTTCATTAACTTCTCACCAAGAATCCTATCAATACGTCGAACCAAATATGGAATATCGTATAACTTACTATTCCATCCAGTGACAACTTCAGGAGTGTTGTCGATCCACCAGGCAATAAAATCATTCAACAAATCATATTCATTGTTAAACTGTTTGTAATAATGATTTCCTTGCTTTAGTTTAAATGGTCCCTGTCCCCAAGTAATAATCTCTTTTGTCGTATAGTCTTGAAGAGTAATCAATAGAACTTCTTCAGCAGCAGATTCTACATCTGGGAATCCATTTTCAGACGCAACCTCAATATCAATCGTTGTCAGTTTTATCTTACTAATATCAAATTTTATTTCTTCTTCTCGATAATTGTCTGAAATGTACTGGTAAATAAATCTCTCATTACCATAAACATTAAAGTTTTCTACACCATCATATTTTTTGATAAATTCTCTGCAATCACGAACTCCACCAGGTTTGATAGGTTCAACATATTCACCAGTCAACGTCCGATAAAAAGTCTTCTTATTAGAAGAAACAAAAAGAGTCGGGGAATATTTCTCTCGGATCATGAAGTTCTTACCGTCTTCATATCCCCGAACGAGAAATTGGTCCCCGATCATTTGGACGTTTGTATAGAATCTCACTTAGTCAAACTGTTGTACAGTTCCTTGATTCTATCAGTAGGTTCGGCAATGGTCAAGATCTTATCAGAATGAATCTTGAATTTGCTCTCAGAGGTCAGTTCACCCAACCATGGTTGAAGAGTTCCATCTCCAACAATGTTAAAAGGTTGTACTAAAATGCAATCTGGTTCTCCCAGGTCAGCAGAAGGTGCTTCTTCCAACTTAGCGATCAGTGTTCCACCAGTTTGAAAGATAATTACTTTTGGTTCCATCTCAGCAGTCCTCACATCCGTCAGTTACAATCATCGATTTTGTTTGAGAATCTTCTTCTTCTCCAAGAATATCTCTAAGGTACATAGTATTTAATTCATCTACAGGATCTACAAAGGTAACAATCCAATCCAAGGGAACAGGGAATTTGTATCCCTTACCAAGAGCAATCCAAGGACTCAGATTGATATCAAAAGCAGTTCTCCCAGTCTCTTCATTAAGTTCTGGAGTTCCTGTAGTTACAATACAAGGTTTATTAAAAAAGTATCCGACAACTTTATCTTGTAAAGTCATCTCTTCAACATCGGTAATAATTTGTTCGCCCGTTTTAATAACGGCTAATTTGACAGTCATAATTTTAATCCTTTAAATTCATTATAACGTAAAAAATAAAAGTGGGCAAGGATTGATTCTGACCAATCCCGCCCATGCAGCGACGATATTTGGGTATCCCCGCAGTTATTTATAGATAGTCCTTACGAGCATGGTGCTCAGGAACAACTTTACCGAGTTGAACATTCAGTAACCCATCCTCAAAAGTAACTGATCTAATTTCCGTATCATCACTGAGGGTCCAAGATCTGGTGAAAGATCGTTGAGCCATTCCTCTATGGACATAGTTTGTGTCTTCTCTGGATTCTTTTTGTCCTTCAACAAAAAGTTTTCCATATTCTGTGTAGACATTTACTTCTTCCTTTTTGAAACCTGCAAGTGCAATTTCTAAACGAGATTCTACATTACTTACTTGAATCAAATTATAAGGAGGATAATTGGTGGATGATTCATGTACATTGAACAGACGATCAAAATATTCGTCCATTCCAATACTATTACGATTAATCCGATCTAAAATTTGCGGAAGATCGGCAGCAGTATATCTCATGAGGTTACCCATGGTTTTAGCTCCTTTACTAAGCGAGTTTATGTTGTGTGGACCCTTACGGCATCCACTACTATTTAACCATAAACTACAAAAAAGAGTAACCGTGTTAACCGAATAATTAAATAGGGTTAACCCTCATCATATTGATGTTGAAAAATCATTGCTGCCAACTGAGTTTTTAAATGAAGAAGATATTCTTGTTCTTCTACAGGACGCTTGGGAGCACCTGGCCAAACTTCTATTGCATAGCAAATGTGATCATATAGTAAACGTAGACCAACATAGTCCATCGTCAGATCACATGTCCAAACGTCATATTCTTCTTCCATACTGATTACTCAGTAGTCTCAGTTTTTTTCTTAGATCCAATATTATACTTCTGTTCCAGAACCCAGTCGCTTTTGTCTCTATACGATAGAACTTTAATTTGATTTAAAGGTGCAATATCAATAATACTATCGTCGTTTACAACACTGATCAATCCCCAATCAGACAAAAGTCTTGCAATTCTGTTCCTCCTTTGAACATCATTAATTGTAAGATTTGCATGTTTGCCATCTAAAGCAAACAGTTCTTTGAAATGAGTGATATAATATCTACCTTGCTTATGCAGTATGTGGCAAGATTGATACAATTTTTTCTCTTTACGAGAAGCAACTCCGATACGAGTAAGAGTTTCACGAACCTTCAAAAAATCATCAGGTTCATTCAACATAACTTCGATCATCATATCAGGATTCCAAGTTACCTGAGGTTCAACAGTATTCGTCATGTTCCACCAATTTCAAGTTTTTGTTTAATGTAATCTATCTGTTCTCGTGACAAAATTTTTAATGCCTGTTGCGCCTTCTCATTACTATAACCATAGTATTGTTTGACTACATCAAGATCTTCAATTTTATCCTTTCGGAGCCAGGGAGAAAACCTTTTACGCTTTCTCAGAGTATTTATATAAAAGGAATATTGCATATCTTTATCCAAATGAGAATATCTATTCATCTCATTAGCAAAAAGAACACAATCAAGATGTCCAGATAGACATTTGTTTATAATAAAAGGTGGATATGATGACATATCCTCCGACAAATCTTCTTTTGTATGGTTAATAGAATTCAACCAATCTTTAAGTTCCATTATTTAAGAGGATAAAGTTCATCATTTTCCTTTGTCATCATCACTGGTCCCAGACAGTTATGACTATCTACACTAACATCACCAGCAATGCTAACTCTATATTCATCAGTGCCATGGTGAGGATAAACAACATGATTCAAAGCACTTGGAAATAGAATCATTGTTCCCTCATCTTCTTTAGTCAGATAATAAGGTTGTTTTTTAATTCTACCCACAGAGTCTGTGTATATGATGGTAAAATTTGCTGCTTCAGGATAAGCATCATTTGCTTCTTTTGAACGCTCAGTCTCATTATCAAATGGAAGATTCATCCAAATAACAAATGACCAAATTGATTGATGATCATGGAGTGCTTGATACTCGCCCCTTTTAGACAATCGAACCCAAAATCTACTGAATTTAGGGATTGGATAATGAGTTCCTAAAATTGCAGTAGGATACCCCCAATAATCAAGGTACTTATTAACTGCTGGACTTAGAACTTCAGACTCAAATTTACCAGTTTTATCTTGAAGACTCCACTCTTGAAAGTTATCTCTCTCAACAACTTTATTGTTGTCATCAAGAACCCATCCCCCTCTTTCAGATGAGTCTCTCACATATGACCACAGTAAATCCATATGTTCTTTGTTCAATTTCCAGATAAAAATTCCTGGATTGATCCAAGTAGTTACTTGGTAATCATTTTCATATGTCATTTTGAGAAGTAGTCGGGTAATTCATCTTTTGAGACAGACGCTGAGCATCCAACAATTGTTGCACTAGGATTTCTTGCTTTAGCAATCTCTCTAGCATCCTGGAAGTCTGTTGACTGATAGTTCTCTTTCCAAAGTTTGCCCGCTTTGTACAGTGTTACTTCTACTAACATAATTCATCAAGAGTAGTTCTTTACGTTGTTTTTGATCGCTCATATAATCACCAACAGATCTCATAGTATATGTAAGATCAAACTCTGCTGCTCTCCATTTAGAGTCAGTGAATCGATTGGTAACAAGTTGATCAGAATTGTAACTAATCATCATGTCTGTAGAAGAATTATTACAGTCCTCTGCAAACTTATCATGATCGAATCCTTTATGCATCGTACCACCCTTTGCACCATAGAGATTATCTTTGATGTCGTAAGGCGGATCAAGATAGATAAATGCATTAGATCGTTCCGAAGATTCATCTAAGATTTGATCGTATGAGTAATTAGTTATCGTCCAATTATGTATAAGTTGTTGATAACCACTTAACTTAAGAATCCCCTTTCGAGAGAAGTTGCTAACAGATGCCTGACTTGAGAATGAAGAGGATTGAGACAATCCAGAGAAGGAGCACTTATTAACAACATAAAAGTAAACAGCAGTCCACAAAGGATCTGATTTATCTTCCTCTACATACTGCTTTGCCGATAGAAACAATGCTCTAGCAGAATCTGGATCTGGGTACTTTGATTTTAATCCATCAAGAATATCTTCCATTCTTGATCCATTCTCTTGCAGTTGTTGCCAGAAAGTTGCCAGAGGATAATGAAGATCATTTACCCAAACCTTCAGATGTGGATACTTTTTGGTGAGATGTATAGCAACGCTACCACCACCAATAAATGGTTCGTGATACTCCCTGTAATCTCTTAGATCAGGGA